ATGGCTATAAAGGCCAAAGTTTACAGCTACTTGCGGTTCAGCGATCCGAAGCAGGCCGCCGGCAGCAGCGCCGATCGACAGATGGAATATGCGAGACGCTGGGCGGCCGAGCACGGCATGACGCTGGATTCAGAGCTTTCAATGCAGGACGCAGGACTATCGGCGTATCACCAGCGCCACGTCACACGTGGCGCCCTGGGCTTGTTCCTGCAGGCGATCGATGACGCGCGCATCCCTGCAGGATCCGTGTTGGTGGTCGAAGGGCTAGACCGCCTCAGCCGCGCGGAGCCTATCCAAGCTCAAGCGCAACTAGCGCAGATCATCAACGCCGGCATCACCGTCGTAACCGCTAGCGACGGACGGGAGTACAACCGCGAGGGACTCAAGGCCCAGCCGATGGATCTGGTGTACAGCCTCCTGGTCATGATCCGTGCCCATGAGGAATCAGATACCAAAAGCAAAAGGGTGCGAGCAGCGATTCATCGGCAGTGCCAGGGCTGGATGGCCGGCACGTGGCACGGACTCGTGCGCAACGGCAAAGATCCGCATTGGCTCCGCTTAGTTGGCCAAGCCTTTGAAATTGTGCCGGAGCGCGGGGAAGCGGTGCGCACTGCAGTAAGCATGTTCCGCGAGGGGCACGGTGCTGTTCGGATCATGAGAACCCTGGCTGACAGGGGTTTGCAGATCACAAACGGCGGCAACCCTTCCCAGCAGCTATACCGAATCGTGCGAAATAGGGCCTTGATCGGGGAAAAGGTGCTGGAGGTCGACGGGCAGGAGTATCGACTGGCTGGCTACTACCCTCCCCTGCTTTCACCTGCAGAGTTCGCCGACCTGCAGCACCTGACGGCACAACGTTCACGCCGTAAGGGCACCGGTGAAATTCCTGGACTTATCACCGGGATGCGGATTGCATTCTGCGGGTACTGCGGGGCAGCGATGGTGTCTCAGAATTTGATGACCCGTGGCCGCCGGGAGGATGGACGCCCCCAGAACGGACACCGGCGCCTGATCTGCGTGAGTAACTCTCAGGGAGGAGGCTGCCCGGTCGCCGGCAGCTGTAGCGTAGTCCCGATAGAGCATGCCCTGGTGACGTTCTGCGCAGACCAAATGAATCTGTCTAGGCTTCTCGATTCCGGGAATCGCGCCGACGGTATTGCCGGCCAGCTGACTATCGCTCGTGTACAGGTCTCGGATACCACGGCCCGCATAGATAAGATCACCGATGCCCTGCTGGCTTCCGATGCTGGTCAGGCCCCGGCCGCATTCTTGCGCCGCGCCCGTGAGCTTGAGTTCGAGTTGGCAGAGCAGCAGAGGCGGGTAGAAGCACTGGAGCACGAGCTGGCAGCTGTCGCCCTGTCCCCAGAACCAGCCGCCGCAAAGGCGTGGGCAGGCCTGGTCGAAGGAGTCGAGGCACTTGACCATGACGCGCGCATCAAGGCCCGCCAACTGGTAGCCGACACTTTTGACCGAATCGTGGTGTTCCATCGAGGCAGAAAGCCCGAACAATCGCGGTCGTGGAAGGGCACCATCGACCTCTTGCTCATGGCGAAGCGTGGCGGCGCCCGATTGCTGCACATTGATCGGCAAACCGGAGGTTGGAAGGCCGGCGAGGAGATCGACACGGTACAAATCCCGCTGCCCCCTGGTGTTGCGGAGGCTACGTCCCAGAGTGAGGCCTCCCTTGGGCCGGTTTAACGCTGAATGCGGTTAGTAAACGCCTGATCTAATTATTAGTAATTTTGCTAACTTGGCAGGCCGTCTCGACCTGTGAGACGTCGTCCCGCGAGAGTTCGCGCCATGTTGTCCCTGCCGCCGCCCCATACCTACGCCCGCCTGCTCGGGCCTGCCTGCCTTGAGCCAGCGCCGCTGAGCCTGCCGGTCAGCGCACTCCGGATCCAGCTGGGGTTCCCCTCGCCCGCTGAAGACTTTCAGGACGACGAGTTCGATCTGAATCGGGTACTGATCCGGAATCCGCCGGCTACTTTTCTGTATCGGGCCGAGGGCTGGAGCATGATCTTGGCCGGCGTCTGTGACGGGGACATCCTTGTGGTGGACCGTTCAGTGAGTCCGATCAATGGCGACATGGTGCTGGCCATCTGGGAAGGCAATCAGCCGGTCTGCAAGATCCTTCAGGTCGCGTCTGACCACATCGAGCTGCATAGCCGCAGCCCGCATTGCGCACCGATCGTCTTGGCGCCAGGCACGGAGGTCGAGGTGTTCGCGGTCGTGGGCGTGGTCCGCCAGGTCACGCGCGCTCATTCCCGCGCTGGCCGCTGATGTTCGCGTTGATCGACGGCAACAACTTCTACGCCAGCTGCGAGCGGGTGTTCCAGCCCGAGCTGCGCGGCAGGCCGTTGGTCGTGCTGAGCAACAACGATGGCTGCGCCATTGCGCGATCGGACGAGGCGAAGGCGCTAGGCGTGACGATGGGACAGCCCATCCACAAGGTGCCCATGCAGATCCGCCGGCGGCTGGCGTTGCGCTCCGCAAACTTCGGTCTGTACGGCGACATCGCCTCGCGCATCGGCGTGATCCTTCGCCAAGCCGCGCCGCGTGTGGAGGTGTACTCCATTGACGAGTCGTTCCTTGACCTGGCCGGGATCCGCGATCGCCGGCAGCTCGCGGTCGACCTACGCAAGCGCGTTCACCAATGGACTGGCATCCCGAACTGCATCGGCATCGCGCCGACGAAGACCCTGGCCAAGTTGGCCAACCGGGTCGCCAAGGATGCGGCGCGCAAACCGGGCAGCTACCCGGCCGATCTGGCCGGCGTCTGTGACTTGGCAGCGCTCAGTGCAAGTGAGCTCGATGCCGTGCTGCGGGCCACGTCAGTTGGCGACCTCTGGGGCGTTGGTAGGCGCTGGAGCGCCAGGCTGCAGGCACGCGGTGTGTATACGGCAGCGGATCTGCGGGATGCGGCTGCAGACGACCTGCTCGCGGAGTTTGGAGTGGTGATGGCGCGCACGCAGCGCGAGCTGCAGGGTCACGCCTGCCTCGAGCTCGAGGAGGTCGAGCCAGACCGGCAGCAAATCATGGTAAGCCGATCGTTCGGGACATGGGTAAGCGACCCGCAAGATATGTCAGAGGCGCTGGCCACCTTCGCCATGCGTGCCACCGAGAAGCTGCGCGCTCGCGGATTGACGTCGAGCGCGATTGGCATCTTTGCCGAAACGGATTCGTTCAAGCCGGGCGTACCGCAGCACAACCCATCACGCACCGCCCCACTCGCCTCCGCCACCTCTGACAGCCGCATCGTGCTCACGACTGTACGCCGGCTGTTCCAGGGCTTCATGCGAGAAGGCTTCGCCTACAAAAAGGCCGGCGTGTGCTTGATGGATCTAGCCAAGCCTGAAGACCTGCAGGGCGACCTATTCACACCGGCTCGCATCGGCGACGAGAAGCTGATGGACGCATTGGACGCTATCAATCGGCGCTTCGGCCGGGGTACGGCCGGCCTCGGTGCAAGCGGGTGGCAGAACTCTCCAGCATGGGCTTCGCGGCAAGAGCTCTTGTCGGGACGCTTCACAACCTCACTGGCAGATCTTCCGCGCGCCACGTGCTGACGGCGCGCCAGCAGGCCTGACTCAGGCAGCTCGGTCTAGTTCGAACTTCTGCGGCACCCTGCAGGCGTTGCCAATCACGCAAGGCGGGCGGTCAGTGCGCGAGTGCTCAAGCGTGGGCGCAAGGCGGTAGCTGGAGCCCCCTTACAGGCCCCTAATGGAAAATTTTCGGGATGACCATCGGAACAAGGTAATTTAGGTAATCCGCGCCAAAATACGCCACAATCTCCATATTTATCAATAACTTAATTAACAATATCAAAGGTAATTAAAGGGTAATTGGGAGGTAATGGGATTACCTTTTGGGGAGGTAATCAACCTCCCAAAAAATACCCTTAAATTTCAATCACATAACTTTTTTATGGGAGGCTGATTACCCTAAATCACCCCAAAAGGTAATCTTAAATTTCCCAGTTGCATCAATTGCTTAGACCCTGTTTCAGGTCGCCGATTACCGATTACCTGGTTCCGATGGTCATTTGCCGAAATGCACATGGAGGCCCAGCCACAGAACGCATCGGCGCTCTGCCCGCAGAGACCCCAGGCGCGCAGGGATCTGCAGGTAAGAGAGGCCCCCCTGAATCTCACGGATCCGTAGCTGCAGCGCGGCCTGGGCCGGCCCCGCAGGGGTGCAGCGAAAACCATGCATGAAGACCGCAGGCGTGGCGGGGCGACGATTGCGCGCGCCAGGTGAAGCGAGCAATCGTGCTCGCTTCGCTGGTCAGCGGCAGCTGCCGCCGATCGGTGAACATCAGGACTGAGGAACCGTCTTAGAGGCCACGCGTTCCAGAGATGACGATAGGGGCTTGCGCATCAGGTGCGAATGGAGTCCACGCTCAGTCGCTGACTAGTCGGCATGCCCGCTACCGCCAAGCACTCGCTCGGCGGCTGCCGGTTCCAGATTGCGGCGCTAGAGCAACCGGAATTTGCAAGTCAAGCATGGGTGCAATACGCTGTTCAGGCTGCGTTTGCAGCTATCAAGGAGAGCGTTTGTGAAGCATGTATGGATGGCATTGTTCGCGGCAGGAATTGCATTTGGCTCTTGCAATGCGGAAGCGGCCGCAATTCGTTGCGAAACGTGTCAGGTAGACGGTGATTTTCGTGCTGAGGCTGTCAGAGCTGGCACGGGGACGCACATCGTGTATAGCGTTGCATACGACACTGTGCAGCAGTGGTATGTCGGATCTGGTGGTGGCGGTGGAACCGTCCCAACCGCGGTGAGGCCTTCGGCAACACCAGTGGTGAAGAAGCAGACCCCACCGACAGGCGCTACTCAAGAGGTTTCAAAAGCGCACACGTTGTATGTGATCGCCGGCAACACGATTCGCCCCACTTACAACATGCCGATCGAAAGCCTTGGCTTGAATCCAGACGCGCGTGAGAAAAGCGCATACGACTACGTGACTGATGCAAACCTCAGGGCGATGGTTGAGTCGGCAGTAGGTAGCATCACCATCATGGAAAAGGTTACCGGTTCAAATGTCTTGTTAGCCATGACTGACATGCTCCAGCTGGCAAGCAACTACACCGGGCTTCGGGATCAGGCACGTTTAATTTTCAGAATCGTGTTCAAGGACGGTTCCTACGTCAGCGTGATTGTTGACCTGACGCAACAGAACGGGAAATCAGAACCGGGAAGTGAGAGGACGGCTGCAGGCCAACTTATTCCGAAAGAAGCGAGTGAAATATCTGGAACCTGGACTAACTACGGCGGCGACAATCTGGCCCCAATGGTTGCCCATATCCAGCGCATGGGTGGCACGGTGTCATTTTCCTCAGGCACTTCAGGCGGCACGATCAACAAAATTGTTTGCGTAGCCAAGCGCTGTACCGCAGAGCGTGCTGCTTATTGATAATAATTTGATGAGCAAATAATTCTTTGTCAGGCTGAAATTTATTATCAAGTCCACTGTATAAGCTAAGAAGATGCAACGAAAAGGCTGCTTTAAAGGCAGCCTTTTCTTTTTGTATTTATGGTGAGTTTCTGGCCGCTAACCGCTGATGTGCAACGGCAGCGTAGTGAGTGGTCATCTCAACGCCAGTCCAGTTGTACCCCCCTTGCTCGGCGGCCACCAGCGTTGTGCCGCTCCCGGCAAATGGGTCCAAAATTCGTCCCCCGGCTTCGCAAATCCTCACTAACTGCAGCATGAGTTCCGTCGGCTTGCCAGTCAGGTGATGTTTGTCGGTCTTGAGCACAGGCATTCGCAGCACACCAGGCAGCACGGGCGCACGACGATCCAGCGGCATGTTGCCCTTGCTGCCCCAGACGATGTATTCGGCTTGGTTCCGGAAGCGGCCAAGCTGCGGCCGCACGCCCTCGGTCTTGTCCCAGACCGTGATGCCGCGCCAAGTGAAGCCTGCGACCTGCAATGCGTCGGTGGTCAGCGGCAGCTGCCGCCAGTCGGTGAACAGCAGCACCGGAGCGCCGTCCTTGAGTACGCGCGCGCACTCGGACAGCCACAGGTGCATCCATTTCAGGTGCGAGCGTTGGTCGCGCTCATCACCAACGAAGTCGGCATGTCCGCCATCCCGACAGTACTTGGTCGACGGCGGCCGTGCCCGGGCAGCGGCGGTCAGGCCGCCACTCGCATACGGCGGATCAGTGATCAGCGCGTCGAACGAATTGGCTTCGAGCGTGGGCAGGATGGTCAGGGCGTCGCCCTGCAGGAGCTGGTTTTTCATGGTGAGAGCCTTCTTGGATTCGCTCGCGGCGATCGGAGGTGAGGCTCTCGGCCTTCAGATGATTGAGCGTGCCGCAACGCGGGCACTTGATCTGGATTTCATCGAAGGCGCCGGCCTTGCACAACAGGCGGGCGCATTCGCCACAACGGAGGTTCTTGAGCATTGCGTGGTCTTGCGGTGGGAAAGGATTACGCGGTCGCCGGCGGCGCATAGGGGGTGAAGGCGATGACCTCGTCGCCCACCCAGTCATTGATCTTCAACATGCGCGCCTGCAAGGGTTCCAGCTCGTTGGCAGCCCAGACGGCAGCGGCCTCGCGGATTGACCCGAACCCGCCGGCGTTCTGCGGCACGATGCCCATAAGCTGCGGCGGGATCCGCAGCGCAGCCAGCATGTCGTCGCGGGTGATGCCCTTGATGCCGCTGAACTCATCCTTAGCCGCCACTTCGCTGACCGGGATCAGCTTCAGGCCGTCCTTGTTGCCGCCCGGCGAGTACAGGAACAGGTTGCGGAAGTTGCCTGGCCCCTTGGCACCCTTCATGGCATTGCGCAGGGCGTCGACATCCTCCTGGCTCTGCTGCGGGTCTGTCAGGTAGAGGATGAAGCCGGCGTGCGAGCCGTTGTTGTAGTACTTGCGGCGGAATAGCGTGGCTGACTCGTTGAGCAGCGCGGACTGCATGGCCGGCATCCACTCGGGCAGGCCGTAGAGCTCCTGATCGACATCGGCTTCGCGCAGCTGGAACACGCTACCCGGCTCGAACACGTGTTCGTCGTGCCAGGTGCGCACTTGGAAGTACTCGCCCTCGGTGATGCCGCGCCGCATGTACTTTGACAACGGCGCAGCCAGCGACAGCGCACCGCCCATGCGGTTACGCCGCCGCTCAAGGTAGCCATTGCCCAGGGTGATCCAGTCCAGCGACAGCTGCTCGAAGGCTTCGCGCGTCAGCAGCCGGTGCGGCTTGAAGGTGCGCGCCAGCATGTTGCGCTTGAAGATCAGCCCGGACTGCAGGAACGGATTGCTGCGCGTGGTCTTGGACAGGCCATCCAGCGCCACCGGCGGCTCGTACCAGCGCCCGTTCTGCCAGCACTCCAGATAGTCCAGCACGCCACGCCCATCGAGCACCGGCGTCGGGTCGCCAAAGGTAAAGGCCTCGGCGCGTGCGGGCACGGCAGGCGCAGCAGGCGCGGGGGCGGGCAGCTGGTCGGTCAACATCAAGAGATCTCCATGAAGCCGGAGTTGCGGGCGGTGCGCCCTTCCAGCGGTTCGTTCTGCAGCGCGTGGAACAGTGCCCACGCCAGGTCCGCGTGGCCGGTCTCTTCCGAGCGGCCAGCAGTGAAGGTGGATTGCCGGCCGCTGGCCGTCATGGTCTTGCGGATGGCCATCAACGACTGCGCCACGTCGGTCCAGCCGGCGTCGAACTCCAGCCGTCCGTTGTGGATCACGTCGAACGCCTTGAGTACCAGGCGGGTCTTGACCTCGGGCGAGTAGCTGAAGGTGACCAGATTCGGGAAGAACTGCTTCACCAGCTGCGCCACGCCGCTGCCCATGCCGGTGGTATCGATGCCGATGAAGGTCACCCAGTACCGGCGCGTGATGCGCTCGATCTCGGCGGCTTGTTTGGCGAAGTCCATGCCCCGGAACTGGATGCGCTCCAGCAGCCGGAACTTGCCACCGGGCTGCTGCGGTGGCGCTACCACGACCAGGCCGGCGGTGTCGCCCGTCTCAGCCGGGTCGTAGCCGATCCACACCGCGCGATCGCCGTAGGGACGCGCGGCGAACGGTTTGTAGTCCTGGCCCCACTCGACCCAGCTGTCGACCATGCACGGCTGCAGCATCGCCAGCGGGAAGATGCTGGCGCCGTCGTCGACGAACTCGCACATCAACAGGTTGGCGAAGGCGTCCGGACTGTATTCCTCGCGCAGCTCGTCGAGGTCGAACAGGTCGCAGCCACGGCGCTGGGCGTCGAGGATGTTGACGATCTGCCTCCACGCGCGGTCCTGGCAGCGGCGCCCGCCGGCCAGCGCGTCATGAGAGACATCGATCTGGATCCGCTGCGCGGCCGGCTTGCCCTTGTTGCGGCGCTCGCCGGTCCAGAACGTGTAGGCCTCGTGGGCCATGCTCGATGGCGTGCTGAAGTAGGTCTTGCGCCACTTCATGTGCATCGCCATGCCGCTGGCGACCTTGTTCAACTCGTTGAACCCGTAGGTCCAGAAGAACTCGTCGAAGTAGAAATTGCCGTGGTAGCCCTGCGCTGTGCGCGCATTGGTGCCCAGGAAGAACAGCTCGGCACCGTTCGGAAACACGATGCTGTCGCCGCCGGAGAGCGTCTCGTCGATCGTCTCGCGCACAAACTGCTGCATGTAGCCGCGAAACAGATGCGCCTGCGCCTTGGAAGCGCTGAGGAAGATCTGATTGCGCCCGGTGGTGAGTGCATCGATCAGCGCCTCACGGGCGAAGTAGAACGTGGCGCCGATCTGACGCGACTTGAGGATGATGCGGGTACGTTCGTTGCCGGCCCGGTACCAGTCACGCTGGTAATCGAAGCAGCCGTCGACAAACGCCGTGGTCAGCTGCTCGATCTGTTCCTCGGTGAAGTCGTTGCGCTTGGGCTTCTTCTTCGGCGCGGCGTTGCGGTTCGCCACAGCCGGATTCAGGTCGGCTTCGTTGCCGCCACCCTGGTAGCGCTGGATGCGCGCCTGGCGCTCCAGCTGCCGGTGCAGTAGATCAATTTCCTTGAAGTCGCCGCCGGATTTTTCCGGCTTCATGATCAACACCACCAGGCGCGCTTCCAGCGCTCCGCCGATGCGCTCGACGTTATCTGCGCGATCCCACTCGTCACGCGACTTCCAGCTGTGTACAGTCTTCTCGTTCTCGCCGATGGCCTGCGCAATTTCGGTCACGCGCCATCCCATCCAGTACAGGAACTTGGCCTGTCTGCGGGTGTCCATCGGGAGCTGGGTGGCAACGCTTTGCATGCCGACCAGGGTGCCGCCCACCTCTTAATCCCGACAGTTGAACGACGCGTAATCGCCTGGTTTACACGGTGATTGCGTTGCTGCGCTGTGCGTCGCGTTTGACCATGGGTCATCGCAAACGCATCCAGCGCAGAGGACACCCATGTCGGCCAAGGCCAAGAAGTTTCGTTCCAACTGGTTCCGCGTGGCCGTCGAAGGTGCCACGACCGATGGCCGCACGATTCAGCGCAGCTGGATCGACGACATGGCCGCCACCTACAACCGCGAGACCTACAACGCCCGCATCTGGATCGAGCACATGCGCAGCCTGCTGCCGGACTCGCCGTTCCGTGCGTATGGCGATGTCATTGCGGTCAAGGCCGAAGAGGTGGAGATCGACGGCACCAAGCGCCTGGCGCTGTTCGCCCAGATCGAGCCGACCGCCGACCTGATCACCATCAACAAGTCCAAGCAGAAGCTCTACACCAGCATCGAGGTGCAGGAGAAGTTCGCCAACACCGGCAAGGCCTATCTGGTCGGCCTGGCCGTGACCGATTCGCCGGCCAGCCTAGGCACTTCCATGCTCAGCTTCGCCAGCCAGAACCCGGACGCCAATCCTCTGGCCGATCGCAAACAGTCACCGGGCAACCTGTTCACCGCCGCCGAGGAGACAGCGCTGGAGTTCAGCGAAGTCAACGAAGGCCCGGTCGCCAACCTGCTCAGCCGGATCCGCACCGCGCTCAAGAGCGAGGACGCCACCAGCATCACCGCCGAGCAGTTCGCAGACCTGGGCCAGGGCGTGGAAGAGATCGCCGAGCACGTGCGCGGCCAGGACGAACGCTTCAACCGCCTGCAGGCCGAACACGCCGAGCAGAAGAGCAAACACGAGCAGCTGGCAAACGACCTGGCGCAGCTGCGCGAGTCGCTGTCGCAACAGCCCGACCCCGCACAGCCCGCACGCCCGGTGGTCACCGGCGGCGGCGCAGTCGTGCTGACCGACTGCTGATCCCACACCACACACACGCCGCAGCGCCACACCTTCGGAGCCACCATGCAAAACGCCACCCGCCTGCAGTTCAACCAGTTCGCCGAGCAGATCGCCAAGCTCAACGGCATCACCTCCGCTTTCCACTCGTTCGCCGTCGATCCGACCGTGCAGCAGAAGCTGGAAACGCGCATGCAGGAATCCAGCGAGTTCCTGTCCAAGATCAACATCATCCCGGTGGACGAGTTGTCTGGCCAGAAGGTGGGCATCGGAGTCACCGGCAGCATTGCCAGCCGCACCGATACCGGCGCCGGTAAGACCCGCACCCCGCGCAACATGGCCGCGCTCGACAAGAACGAGTACGTCGCCAAGAAGACCGACTTCGACACCGCCATCCCGTATGCGCTGCTCGATACCTGGGCCAAGTTCCCGGACTTCCAGGCGCGCCTGCGCGACGCCATCGTCAAGCGGCAAGCGCTGGACCGTCTGCAGATCGGCTTCAACGGTACGCACGCCGCTGCCGATACCGACCGCGCCGCATTTCCGCTGCTGGAAGACGTCAACATCGGTTGGCTGCAGCAGTACCGCACCAACGCCGCCCAGCGCGTGCTGGCAAGCGGCAAGGCGGCCGGGAAGGTCGTCATCGGCGGCGCCAGTGCCGACTACGGCAACCTCGATGCGTTGGTGTATGACGTGGTGAGCAACCTGCTGGACCCGTGGCACCGCAAGGATCCGAGCCTGGTGGTGGTGCTCGGCCGCGACCTGATGCACGACAAGTACTTCCCGATGGTCAACAAGGACCAGCCGGCCAGCGAGAAGATCGCCACCGATCTGATCTTGAGCCAGCGCCGCGTCGGCGGCCTGCAGGTGGCCGAGGTGCCGTACTTGCCGGACGGCGCGTTGATGGTCACCTCGCTGGCGAACCTGTCGATCTACTACCAGACCGGTGGCCGTCGCCGTCACATCAAGGAAGCGCCGGAGCGCGATCGCATCGAGAACTACGAGTCCTCCAACGATGCCTATGTGGTCGAGGACTACGGCCTGGGCTGCGTGGTCGAGCACATCGAGATCGAGGCCTAAGCCATGGCCGACAGCCCCGCCAAGCGTCACCACAGCCGCGTGCTCGCCGAACTGGAAGCGGCCCAGCGCGCACCGCACCAGCTCATGGCCGGCGCCACCGCCTACGAGCAGCACATGGCGCAGCTGCAAAGCGATCGCCTGCGCTTGAAGCAGATCCAGTCCACCCAGGGCAAGGCCGCGCTCAAGGCGCAGCTGCTGCCGACCTACGTGCCGTATTTGACCGGCGTGCTGGCCGGCGGCCAAGGCGCGCAGGACGAGGTCGTCATGACGTGCATGGTGTGGCGCATCGATGCCGGCGACTATGCCGGCGCGCTGGAGCTGGGCGCCTATGTACTCAAGCACGGCTTGCAGATGCCCGACCGCTTCTCTCGCACGGTGGGCTGCGTGCTGGCCGAGGAAGTCGCCGAGGCGGCGTTGTCAGCGCAGAAGACCGGCCAGGCGTTCGATGCGGCCGTGCTGGCCGACACCGCCACGCTGACCGCCGAGCAGGACATGCCCGATGAGGTCCGCGCCAAGTTGCACCTGGCACTCGCCCGCGCATCGCTGGCGGGTATCACCGATGAGACGCCCGCCGACCAGGCGCAACCCATCGCCGCCGCCTCTGTGGCCGACCTGCAGCGCGCCATCGCACTGCACGGCAGCTGCGGCGGCAAGAAGGATCTGGAGCGCGCCGAGCGCCTCCTGAAGAAGTTCAGCGCTGAGCCTGCGGGCACCAGCGCATAACCGAGCGTCCCCGCAACCCTCGCCGGCTCGGGGCCGATCCACAGCACGCAATCGCTGCGGTGACGCCCCGACCACCGGCGATCTATTCCGAGCCATCCATGAGCGGATTCACTGCCACCGGCACCACCAGCACCGCGCCTGATGCGATCGCCAATGCGCCGTTCTGGCCAGCGATCGCACCGGCCGGGGTGCGGGCGAGCATGCGCCTGGATGGCACCGTCACCGATGCGCGTCTGCGCCAGGCTATCGTTGCCGCAATGCTTGCGGTGAACGATGAGCTAGATGCCTGGGCGCAGGCACAACAGTCGGCTGGCTGGGCCGCATTGGCCGACGTGCCCAGCACCACCGTCGATGGCCTCTCGCGCCGCGTACAGCTGTACCTGCGCGCCGTGGCATGTGCCACCGCCGTCGAGGTGGCCGAGCGTTACCGCAGCTTTGATGCCACCGACAGCGCCAACCAGCGCGCCGACGACCTGTCACCCAGCATCACCGAGCTGCGCCGCGACCAGCGCTGGGCCGTGCGTGACCTGCAGAACCTGCCGCGCAGCACCGTGGAGCTCATCTGATGCGCGTGCATGCCATGCAAGGCGACACCGTCGACCTGCTGTGCTGGCGCCACCTGGGCAGCACGGCCGGCCTGGTCGAGCGCACCTACCTCCTCAATCCCGGCCTGGCCGAACTGGGCGCCGTGCTGCCGCATGGCACGCCAGTGGAGTTGCCCGAGGTAACCACCACCACAGCGGCAATGACGCCGCTTGTGCAGCTATGGGACTGATCTGATGACCGAACCCACCTCCGTATCGAGCGGCTTCTTGATCGCCACCGGTGTGGGCCTTGCCTCCGTGCTGCCTGGCATCGACGGCGATGCCCTGATCGGCGCCTTCGCCGGCGGCGCGCTGTTCGTGGTGTCCGCCGCCAAGCAACCGCTGCTGGCGCGGCTGATCTATTTCCCGGTGAGCGTCATCGCCGGCTACCAGCTGGCGCCGGAGCTCCTGCGCTGGTTGCCGATCAAGTCCAGCGGTGTGGCCGCCTTCGCCAGCGCGGCGTGCGCCATCACCGTCACGCTGGGCCTGATCGAAAAGAGCAAGTCCTTCGACTTTTCCTTCCTACGTCGTGGAGGTCCGCCCAGTGCATAGCCTGGTCACCGTCCTGACGTTGATGGCCTCGCTTGCCATCTGCGTCCGCCTGCTTACCTACCACCGGCCGGTCGATGCGCGCCATCGACGCGGCGCGGGCTGGTGCGCGTGGCTGCTGATCGCCAGCACCGGCGGTCAGGCGCTGCACATCCTGCTGGCCGGCGCCGGCTCGCAAGTCAGTCTCTGGCACCTGGGCACGTTGATCGTGCTGGCGGTGCTCACCTACCGCGCCCAGGGCAATGTGGCGCGCATCCTGAAGGTCGATTGATGTTCACCGATACCCAGCTCGCCTCGATCATGCAGTGCTCACCGCAACGCGCACAGCGCTGGCACGGCCCACTGCTCGCCGCCGCCAACCGCTTCGGCATCACCACCAAGCGCCGCGCCGCGCATTGGCTCGGCCAGGTCGGACACGAAAGCCTCAGCCTGTCGCGCATGGAAGAAGGCCTGACCTACACCACCAGCGCTCGGCTGTTGGAGGTGTATGGCGCGCGTATCACACCGGCCCAGGCGCCCAAGTTCCTGCGCAACCCGGTCGGCCTGGCCAACTTCGTCTACGCCGACCGCCTGGGCAATGGCGACGCCGCCAGCGGCGACGGTCACCGCTACCGGGGCCGTGGCCCGATGCAGCACACCTTCCGTGGCAACTACCGCCGTGTCGGTGAGCTGATTGGCCTGCCGGTCGAAGACCAGCCCGACCTGCTGCTGCAGATCGAACCAAGCGCACTGGGCGCGGCAGCGTACTGGCACGACAACGGCCTCAACGCGCTGGCCGATGCCGGCGACGTGCTGGGCCTGGGCCGCAAGATCAACCTGGGCAACGTGCGCGCCAAGCGCTTGCCCGAAGGCCACAGCGATCGCGTCACGCGCACCAAGCGCGCCCTGCAGATCCTGGGCGTGAGCTGATGGTCACGCGCCTGATCATCCTGCTGGCGCTGATTGCAGTGCTCGTCGGCGGCTGCGTGTGGCAGGAGCGGCGCGTCAGCGCCGCGCATACGGAGCGCAAGCAAGCGCTAGACGCAAAAGCTGCCGCCATTGCCGAACGCGACAGCGCAAGAGCTTCCACAAAAACCGTTGTCGAGTACGTCGACCGCGTGCAGATCGTGCGCGAAGCCGGCGCCACCATCACCCGCGAGATCCCGATCTATGTCACCCAGAAATCAGACGCTGCTTGCGCTATCCCTGCTGGCTTTGTGCGGCTGCACGACGTCGCCGCCACGGGCAACCCTGCCGGGCCGCCCACCGGAGATCCTGATGCGCCGGCCGCCGGCGTTACACTCTCTGCCGTCGCCGGCACTGTCGCCGACAACTACACCAGCTGCCACGCCACCGCCGCGCAGCTGAGCGCGCTGCAGGACTGGATCGATCAGCACGTGCTGGAGCCGGCGCCGTGATCAAGCCTGCCAGCCTGCGCGCGCATCTCGTGGCCGCGCTGCCGGAACTGGCACGTGATGCCGACCGGCTGCTGGTGTTCATTGACGCCGGCAGCCTGGTCAGCACGTTCCAGCCCGGGCTGTCGTTCGAGTACCAGTACACGCTTAACCTGATCCTGACCGACTATGCCGGCCATCCCGACAGCGTGATGCTGCCGCTACTGGAATGGGTGCAGGTCAATCAATCTGAGTTGCTGTCCAACTCGTCGCGCCGTGGCGAGATTGCCTTCGAGGCCGACATCCTCGCCAACGACGCGGTGGATCTGTCGATCAAGCTGCCGCTGACCGAGCGTGTCGTAGTCACAGCGAAGGACGGCGGCGGCTACGACATAGTCCATGCGCCCGAACCCGTGATCGATCCATGGATGAGCTGACCGCGCTGGAGAGCTGGGCAGCGCCGCTGCTGGCGCGCCTGCAGCCGGGAGAGCGCCGCACGTTGGCGCGCAAGATCGGCACCGAGCTTAGGCGCTCGCAGAGCCAGCGCATCGGCAAGCAGCAGGCGCCCGATGGCTCGTCTTACGCACCGCGCAAGCAGCAGTTGCGGCAGAAGTCCGGGCGCGTCAAACGCGCGAAGATGTTTGCCAAGCTGCGGCAAGCAAAGTATTTCAAGATCAGCGCCAGTCCTAACGCTGTGAGCGTAGGGTTTGTGGGTCGTGTGTCGCGCATTGCGCGCACGCATCAAGAGGGTCTAACCGAGCAAGTGCGGCCTGGTGGTCCAAGGGCACGCTATGAGAAACGCGTGTTGTTGGGACTGACTGCAGGCGACCACGAACAGATCCGCGACATGCTCATCGAGCACTTAAGTCAGTAAGCGCGCGTCTTACGTGGCAAGCTGGTTGGCTCGCGGCCATCGCAAAGTGACGCTATACGCGTCTTCTTATCTGCTCGCGAAATGGCCTCCTTCACTGCGGTAGATCTCTCGAAACTACAAGCTCCAGATCTGATCGAAGCTCTGGACTTCGAGACGATCTTTGCTGATGCGCTCGCGCAGTTCCGCCGGCTCATGCCGGAGTTTTCCGCACTCACCGAAGCGGATCCGGTTTACAAGCTCCTGCAATTGTTTGCCGCACGCGAGCTACTGATCCGCCAGCGCGCCAACGACAAGGCGCAGCAAACCATGCTCGCCTTCGCCACCGGCACCAACCTCGATCACCTGGGCGCGCTATTCGGCGTGGCGCGCCTCGTGCTCGATCCGGGCCAACCAGAGAACGGCATTGCACCGACCTATGAGTCGGACGTGGACTTCCGCCGCCGGATCCAGCTGGCGCCGGAGGGCTTCAGTGTTGCTGGCCCCGAGGGCGCCTACATCTATCACGCGCTCAGCGCATCGGCCGATGTCATGGATGCCAGTGCCACCAGCCCCGCGCCTGGTCAAGTGCTGGTCACCGTCCAATCACGCACCGGCGATGGCACGGCCCCCCAGGCGTTGCTGGATGAGGTCGCTGCGATCCTCACCAACGATGACGTGCGCCCGCTGACCGACAATGTTGCGGTACAGAGCGCCCAGATCGTCCCATATGCCATTCGTGGGCGCGTCTACACCTACGCTGGCCCGGACTCGGCAGTGGTCATGCGCGAGGCGATGCGCAGCCTGCAGGCGTATCTGGACGAGGCTCACCGCATCGGTCGCGACGTGCCCGAGTCAGCCATCAAGGCCAAGCTGTTTGCAGATGGCGTGCAGCGCGTCGAGTTGGACTCGCCTGCCGCTGACATCCGGATCAGCCGCACCCAGGCCGCCTACTGCGCGGCGATCGACATCGTGCACGCTGGCGTCGATGAATAGTTCGCCGCTCCCGCCCAACGCCACGCCGATGGAGCGCGCCCTGGCTGACGTCGCCGAGCGCCTCGAAGCGATCCCGCTGCCATACCCGGATCTATGGAATCCGGACACGTGCCCAGACGGCCATCTGCCGTGGCTGGCGTGGACGCTATCGGTGGATGACTGGAAGGCGGACTGGAGCGATGCGGTCAAGCGTTCGCGCCTGCGTAGCGCCATGGCAATCCAGCGCCGCAAAGGCACCGCCAACAGCGTCCGCATGGTGGTGGCCTCGTTCGGGGGAGCAGTGACCATCCGCGAGTGGTGGCAGCAGCAGCCACGCGGCCAGCCGCACACTTTCGAGCTGACACTCACGCTCAACGGATCCGATGGGCGAGCTGCGAGCGCTCGGTTTGTCGATGAAGTCGTCGCCGAGGTCGAGCGCACCAAACCCGTTCGCTCCCACTTTGGATTCGTGCAGGGGCTGCAAGCCACCGGCAACGTCTCGCTGGTCAGCGGTATTCGCATCATCAACTACCGCCGTCTGTCGATGACGGCGCAGGGATTCGGCTTGCAGGAGCTGCAAGCCACCGGCAACGTTTCGCTGGTGAGCGGTATTCGCATCATCAACTACCGCCGTCTGTCGATGACGGCTCAGGGATAAACCATGGCACTACAACTGGTCCTCACCACCGCTGGTCGCGCGGCGCTGATCAACGCCGAGAAGAATGGCACCAACGCCGTCAAGGTGGCCAGCATCGGCTTCACTGCGGCGGCATTCGCTGCAACGGAAGACCTGAAGAGCGTCCCGAGTGAGCACCTGGCGCTCTCCAGTATCTCTGGCGGCACGACGTCGTCCACCACCATCCACGTCACCGTCAACGACACCAGCCGGGCGACCTACGAGGTACGCGGGTTTGGACTGTATCTGGAAAATGGCACGCTACTGGGTAGCTACTCCCAGCCCGATCTCATCATGGAGAAGGCGGCCGCCTCGGACCTGCTGATGTCGGCCGACATCCTGTTTTCAGGGGTTACCGTGTCTTCGGTCACGTTCGGCAACGCCAACTTCACCAACCCGGCCGCGACCACCGAGAAGGAAGGCATTGTCGAACTTGCCACGCGAGCAGAAGCGATTGCAGGCGTGGACCCACAACGTGCCGTCACACCGGACGCATTGAAAGCCGCGATCGATAGCCGCAGTGGGTGTGCGCGCTTTGAGGCGTCCGGCACCTTTGTTGTTCCGGCAGGAGTAACGGCGATCTACGTCAGCGCCTGTGCGGGCGGTGGCGGCGGCGGTGGCGGTGCAACGCGGGCTGAAAAAGTCCTTGGGTCAGGCACCTACACCGCGACCGGTGGTGGCGGTGGCGGCGCTGGGCAATCGATTCAGCGCGTGCGCTTCGCGGTTACGCCTGGAGCCAGTCATCCGATTGTCATCGGTGCTGGAGGATCAGCTGGCGCAGGCTCCGGAACGGACGGTACAAACGGGGTGGCAGGCAGTTCAGGCGGAGCGACAGTCATCGGCAACCTCATCACCCTGGCTGCCGGTCAGGGCGGCGGCGGCGGACTGGTTGGTGCATCGCAGGTCGGCGGTGCAACCGGTGGAGACGGCTACCCAGCCGGCGGCGATTCGGCATCGATCTCAGTCAACGCACCCTATGGCCCGGCGGGCACCGGTGGCTCCTGCGCATTCGGCGGCGGCGGGCCTGGCGGGCGTAGTGCAGGCGAAACGACATCGGCCAGTCGTAAAGGCTATGGCTTTGGTGCTGGCGGTGGCGGAGGGGGCGGCGTGTCTAACGGCTCCACCGCCGCGACGTTTGGCAAGGATGGTTCCACCGGGTGCCCGGGCTTCGTTTTCATTGAGTGGTTTTGAGATGACCATTGGACGTTACGCAATGATTCAAACCGGGGCCGACGTGGTGGTCAATGTCATCGTCTCCGAGAGTGGCTTCACCATTGACGGTTTCGAGTTCCGCGCACTCCAAGACAAGACCGTGTGCGAGCCTGGCATGTACTTCAATCGCGGCGATGGTCTGTACTACTTCGACGCGCAGTTCACCCAGCGCGAAGTCATCGCACCTGAGCCGCCTGCGAACTTGTAGCGCCGCTGTGCTGCGTAGATCACGCAGCTACAGCACAACTGCGGTGTCATCCTGAACGCGCGCGACGACCATGACTGCATGGGCAACGCATCCTCCGCACTGAGTAACGCCATTCGCCTCGGCACCGTTGCCGAGGTGAATCTCGCCACCGCGCGATGCCGCGTGCAGGTCGGGGAGATGCTGACCGACTATCTGCCTTGGGTGGTCACACTGGCGGGTAGCACGATCATCTGGTCGGCGCCGACGATCGGCGAACAAGTCGTGGTGCTGTCGCCGGCTGGCGACCTGGCCGATGGCGTAGTGCTACGGGGCTTGTACTCCGACCAATTCGCAGCGCCTGCCGCGTCCGACACGCTCCACGTGCTGCGCTTCGCCGATGGCGCGCAGATCCACTACGACACCGAGGCGCATGCACTGCAGGCCACGCTACCCAGCGGCGGCACCGCTTCCATTACTGCCGATGGCGGCATCACGCTCAATGGCCCGCTGACCGTCAACGGCAAGACGATGCTCAACGGTGATGCCACCATCACCGGTACCGCGACTGCGACCGCCGATGTCATTGGCGGCGGGATCAGCCTCAAGAACCACAAGACCACCGGTGTGACCGCCGGCAGCGCGCTCAGCGGTGGCCCCCGGTGATCGGCGTCGATGCCACCACCGGCCGTGTAATCGAGGGCGAGCAGCACCTGGCCCAATCGATCGCCTGCATCCTCACCACACCCATCGGAACGCGTGAGCAGCGCCGCGACTTCGGCTCGCTACTGCCGGAGCTGATCGACCAGCCGTTCAACGGTGCCACCCGCACGCTGCTCTACGGCGCCACCGCCACCGCATTGATGCGCTGGGAGCCGCGCCTGCGCCTGACCCGCGTCGACCTGGTCATCGGCGATGAGCCTGGCAGCTTCGTGCTGACCATCGATGGCGAACGCACCGACGTTGCTCCCGCCAATGCGCGCTCGCGCATGACCATCCCGCTCCGCTTCCGCTCTTCCTGATCGAGGAACCTATGTCTACTACCTACCACCACGGCGTTCGCGTCATCGAAGTCAGCGCAGGTGCGCGCGTCATCCGCACCGTCTCCACCGCCATCGTCGGCCTGGTCGCTACGGCATCCGATGCGGACGAGAAGATCTTTCCGCTCAACAAGGCCGTGCTGCTTACCGATGTGCTCGGTGCCATCGCCAGTGCCGGCACCAAGGGCACCTTGCGCGACTCCCTGCAGGGCATCGCCGACCAGACCAATCCTGTGACCGTGGTCGTGCGCGTAGCCGAGGGCGAAGACGCGGACAAGACCTCCTCCAACGTCATCGGTGAGGCCAAATCCAGTGGCTATACCGGCCTGTATGCACTGCTCGCAGCGCAAGCACAACTCGGCGTGCGTCCGCGCATCCTGGGTGCGCCTGGACTAGACACGCTGCCGGTCGCCAAGGCGCTGGCGACCATCGCCAAGAAGCTGCGGGCCATGGCCTATGTGCGGCCGGTCGCAGAAACCGTAGCCGACGCCATCACCTACCGAGGGCAGTTCGGCGATCGTGAGTTGATGTTGATTTGGCCCGACTTCCTGGCTTTCAACACCGCCACCAGCACCACAACGGCAGCGTATGCCACTGCACGCGCGCTCGGCCTGCGCGCGAAGATCGACACCGAGCAGGGCTGGCACAAGAGCCTGTCCAACGTGCCCGTGGCGGGCGTCACCGGCATCTCCAAGGATGTGCATTGGGATCTGCAGGATCCGGCCACCGATGCGGGTCTGCTCAACGAGGGCGACATCACCACGTTGATCAACTTCAACGGGCAACGCTTCTGGGGGTCGCGCACGTGCGCGGAGGACAACATGTTCGCCTTCGAGACGGCCACGCGCACCGCGCAGGTGCTGGCCGACACCATCGCCGAGGGCGTGGCGTTCTACGTCGACAAGCCGATGCATCCCTCGATTGTCAAAGACGTCATCGAGACGATCAACGCCAAGTTCCGCGACCTGAAGGCGTCCGGCTACCTGATCGATGCCACCGCCTGGTTCGACGGCACCGTCAACAGCGCTACCACGCTCGCCGATGGCGCGCTGCGCATCGACTACGACTACACGCCGGTGCCGCCGCTGGAGAACCTGCAGCTGTACCAGAAGATCACCACCAGCTACCTGGCCGACTTTGCCGAACGCGTCAACGCGTAACGCACCCGCCTTAGATTCCCGGAGAACCCCATGGCTTTGCCCAAGAAACTCAAAGCGCTCAACCTGTTCAATGACGGTGAGAGCTACCTCGGCCAAGTGGTCGAAGTGAAGCTGCCCACGCTGTCCCGCAAGATGGAGGAATATCGCGGCGGCGGTATGAATGGCCCGGTCGATATCGACTTCGGCCAGGAGAAGATCGAGCTCGAATGGAAGTGCGGCGGCATGATGCGTAGCGTGCTGAATCAGTACGGGGCCACCAGGCACAATGCCGTGCAGCTGCGCTTTGCCGGCGCCTACCAGCGCGACGACAGCGGCGCGGTGGATGCCGTCGAATTTGTGGTGCGCGGCCGTCACAAAGAGATCGATCCCGGTACCGGCAAGTCCGGCGACGACACCGAGTTCGCCGTCAAGACCTCCGCCAGCTATTACAAGCTGATGATCAATGGCTCCACCGTGATCGAGATCGATCTGATGAACATGATTGAGATCGTCAACGGCGTGGATCTGCTTGCGCCTCACCGCCGCGCCATCGGCGCCTGACCCTTTCGGCCTGGCGCCGCCAGGCCTCAGCCCTGAGACCTACCGATGACCCCGACCTTTTCCCCAGCCATTCCCCTCGACCAGCCCATCACGCGTGGCGAGCAGACCATCGCCGACCTCAAGGTGCGCAAGCCTGGCGCCGGCGAACTGCGCGGCCTCAAGCTCACCGACGTTCTGCAGCTGGACGTTACTGCGCTGGCGACGCTGCTGCCGCGCATCTCTTCGCCCACGCTGACCATCGCCGACGTCAATGCGATGGATCCGGCCGACCTGCTGGCGGTGGGCCAGGAGGTGCAGGTTTTTTTCTTGCCGAAGGCACAGAGGGAAGCGGATTTCCAGACTGCGTAGAGGATGCGATGGCCGACATCGCGGCCATCTTCCACTGGCCGCTGTCCGAAATGGACGGCTGGTCGCTGCACGAACTCACGGCGTGGCGCGAGCGTGCCCGCCTGCGAAGCGGAGCCGAATGATGCCCCACCCCAAGAATGAGGCCGCCTAAATGGCGGCCTCCGACAATCTGCGCCTGCAGGTCATCCTGGCCGCCGTCGACCGGGCCACCGGCCCGTTCCGGCGCGTGTTGAACGGCAGCCGCGGCGTTGCCACCGCGCTGCGCAACCAGCGTGACGCGCTGCGTCAGCTCAACAGTCAGCAACGCGACATCGGCGCCTATCGTGAGCAGGTGGCGCAGGTACAGCGCGCCAAGGTCGCGCTCGATGCGCAGCGGCAATCGGTACGCACGCTTGCCCAGCAGATCAAGGCCACCGGCACGCCCACCGCAACCATGAATGCCGAGTTTGAGCGCGCCGTGCGTACCGCACGCGAACTCAAGAGCGCACACGGTGCGCAGGAGGCCGGCCTGCAGCGCCTGCGTGGTCGCCTCGAAACGGCCGGAATCAGCACCCGCGAGTTGGTCATGCACGAGCGCCGTTTACGCGGCGAGATCGACAGCACCAACGCGGCCATGCGCGCCCAGCAGCAGCGTCTGGTGGCGATCGATGCTGCCCAGCGCCGCACCGCCCGCATCCAGAGCGCCGGCCTGCAGGCGAGTGCCTACGGCGCCGGCATGGCCTTCGCCGGCCAGCGCGCACTGGGTGCCTCGGTACTACCGATCAGCGATGCGATGGAGTTCGAGTCGGCCATGGCTGACGTGCGCAAGGTGGTGGACTTCAAGACGCCGCAGCAGTTCCTGCAGATGGGCCGCGATGTCGAGAACCTCTCCATGCGCCTGCCGATGCTGCCGGCGGACATTGCCAAGATCGTCGCGGCCGCCGGCCAGGCGGCGATCCCGCGCCAGGAGCTGGTCCGCTTCGCCGAGGACGCGGCCAAGATGGGCGTGGCCTTCGACAGCAGCGCCGAGGAAGCCGGCCAGACCATGGCCACCTGGCGCACGGCGTTCCGCATGGGCCAGGCCGAAGTGGTCGTCCTGGCCGACAAGATCAATTACCTCGGCAACACCGGTCCGGCCGGCGTCAACAAGATCAGCGCGGTGGTGAACCGCATTGGTGCCCTGGGCGAGGTGGCCGGCCTGCAGAGCGGGCCGCTAGCGGCACTGGGCGCCACCGTCGCCGGCATGGGCATCGAGTCGGAAGTCTCGGCCACCGGCATCAAGAACATGCTGCTCACCCTGGCCTCGGGCGAGTCGGCCACCAAGAGCCAGCGCGAGGCCTTCGACAAGCTGGGCATTAAGGCCACGACCATGGCCCAGCGCATGCAGAAGGACGCAGGCGGGGCGATCATGTCGGTGCTGCAGAAGCTGCGCGCACTGCCTAAGGCCGAGCAGGCCGCGACGATGACGCAGCTATTCGGCCGCGAGTCGATCGGCGCGATCGCACCGCTGCTGACCAATCTGGAGCTGCTGCAGGGCAACTTTGCCAAGGTCGCCGATGCGCAGCGCTATGGCGGCTCGATGTCAGCAGAGTACGCCTCGCGGGTGGCCACCTCGGCCAACTCGCTGCAGCTGCTGAAGAACACTGCCGTGGTGGTGTCGCAATCGATCGGCCAGGCGCTGCTGCCGCAGTTCAAGGCACTGACCGAGCGCACGGCTGCGGTGGTCGGCCAGGTCACGACGTGGATCCGCGCCAATCCGGTGCTGGTTGGTGCGATCGCCAAGACGGCGATCGCCAGCGCCGCGCTGGTCACGATCCTGGGCGGCCTGCTGGTGGCCGGCGGCGTGGCCGCAATGGCGTTCTCGCAGATCCACGGCGCTGTGGCTCTGCTGTCGGGCGGTGGCGGCTTTGGTGCGCTGGTGCGTCAGGGGCTGGCGTTCGGCGGCCGCGTGCTGCCCATGCTCGCCAATGGAGCGCGCCTGCTGCTGCCGCTGCTCGGCGGGGTCAGCCTGCCGGTGCTGGCGATCGGCGCGGCCGTCGCTGCGGTGGCGCTGCTGGTGTGGAAGTACTGGGGGCCGATCAAGGCGTTCGCCATCGGGGTGTGGCAAGGCATCGTCGATGTCGCCGCGCCGGTCCTCGCCGAGCTGGAGACCGCGCTCGCGCCACTGGCGCCGGTGTGGGACACCGTCGCCGCCGCAATGGGCCAGGCCTGGAAGTGGGTCAAGCAGCTGCTGACGCCGTTCGAGGCCACCACCGCGCAGTTGCACGGTGCAACGCAGGCCGGTCGCGGGTTCGGGCAGATCCTGGGTGCGGTGCTGGTCACCCAGCTGCAGCTGGCGGTCAAGGCGATCGGCTGGCTGGTGCAGGCGTTTGTGTTCGTGCTGCCGGTGATCAAGCAGATCCTCGGCGGCGTGTGGCAAACCGTCCAGGGCACCTGGTCGCTGATCGTGGGCGTGTTCACCGGCAACGGCGACCGCATCCGCCAAGGACTGCTGCAGCTGTGGGCCGGTATCAATCAGCAGCTGGCCAACTGGCCTGCCAGGATGCTGCAGACCGGCGCGGACATGATCAGCGGCTTGCTCCAGCCATTCCCGTCCGTGCTGCCGGTGATCAAGCAGATCCTCGGCGGCGTGTGGCAAACCGTCCAGGGCACTTGGTCGCTGATCGTGGGCGTGTTCACCGGCAACGGCGACCGCATCCGCCAAGGGCTGCTGCAGCTGTGGGCCGGCATCAACCTGCAGCTGGCCAACTGGCCGGCCCGGATGCTGCAGGCCGGCGAGGACATGATCAGCGGGCTGCTTCAGCCGTTTGCGTCCGTGCTGCCGGTCATCAAGCAGATCCTCGGCGGTGTGTGGCAAACCGTCCAGGGCACGTGGTCGCTGATCGTAGGCGTGTTCACCGGCAACGGCGACCGCATCCGCCAAGGACTGCTGCAGCTGTGGGCCGGTATCAATCAGCAGCTGGCCAACTGGCCTGCCAGGATGCTGCAGACCGGCGCGGACATGATCAGCGGCTTGCTCCAGCCATTCCCGTCCGTGCTGCCGGTGATCAAGCAGCTCCTCGGCGGCGTGTGGCAAACCGTCCAGGGCACCTGGTCGCTGATCGTGGGCGTGTTCACCGGCAACGGCGACCGCATCCGCCAAGGGCTGCTGCAGCTGTGGGCCGGCATCAACCTGCAGTTGGCCAACTGGCCGGCCAGGATGCTGCAGGCCGGTGCAGACATGATCAGTGGCCTTGTGCAGGGCATCCGCTCCAAGCTCGGCGCGGCCAGTAATGCGATCGCCAGCGTTGGCACCGGCGTGGTCGACCGCTTCAAGGGTTTGCTGGGCATCCACAGTCCCTCGCGCGTGTTTGCCCAACTGGGCGACTTCACCATGCAAGGCCTCACCGTGGGCCTGCAGCGCGGCCAGGGCGCGCCTGTGCAGGCCGTCATGGCACTTGGCAACCGGCTGCGGGCGGTGGGCGCCGGCCTGGCCTTGGCGACGGCCACAGCGCCCGTGGCGGCGATCGACAGCCGGGCACCGCTGTCGGCCCCCGCTCGCGCGCCCAGCGCCGCCAGCGCACCTGCAGGCGGCAACAGCTACGTCATCCACGTCCACGCCGCACCCGGTATGGATGCGACCGCACTGGCGCGCGAAGTCGCCCGCCAGCTTGAAGAGCGCGACCGGCGCACAGCGGCCACGCGCCGCTCCAGCCTGCGCGACGACTGAGGATCCACCCCGATGATGATGTCCTACGGCACGTTTGTGTTTGCCCTCGATAGCGCCGCATATCTGCAGCTGCAGCGGCAGATGAGTTGGCGCCACGCCACCAGCGATCGCGTCGGCGCGCGAGCGGCCAGCCAGTTCCTGGGCCCAGGCGATGAGACCATCGAGCTATCGGGCTTGATCGCACCGGACCTGACCGGCACGCGAGGATCGCTGACCACGCTGCGCAGGCTCGCAGCAGACGGCGAGCCGCTGCCGCTGGTCGATGGCACGGGCTGGGTGTACGGGCCGTATGTGTTGCTGTCGGTCAACGAGACGGCCTCGCTGTTCTTCCCGGATGGCACGCCGCGCCGTGTCGAGTTCCAACTCAGCCTGCGCCGCACCGACGACGTGGCGCCCGAGGCGGCCGCACCATGAGCTACCCGACTCCTCAGTGGCGCGTGGTGCTCGATGGCACCGACCTCACCGAGCGCATTGCACCGCGCTTGCTTGATCTAACCCTCACCGAATGCCGTGGCGGCGAAGCCGATCAGTTGGATCTACGGATCCACGACCACGACGGCAAGATGGCGCTACCCAAGCGCGGCGTGCGCCTGGCCGTGGCGCTGGGGTGGAAGGCCACAGGCCTAATCGAAAAAGGCACGTTCATCGTGGACGAAGTGGAATACAGCGGTTCGCCCGACATCATCACCGTGCGCGCGCGTAGCGCGGATCTGACTGCCGACATGCGCACGCGGCGCGAGCGCAGCTGGCACAACACCACGCTGGGCGCAGTGCTCAACACGCTCGCCGGCGAGCATGGGCTGACGCCACGCGTGGCGGAGGCGTTGGCGCGCACCAAGCTGCCCCATCTCGACCAGGCCAACGAGAGCGATATGAATCTGCTCACCCGCCTGGGGCAGCGCTTCGATGCGGTTGCTACCGTCAAAGGAGGCGCGTTGGTCTTTGCGCCAATCGGCGCCGGCACCACTGCAACCGGCAAACTGCTGCCGACTGTCTCCCTGACGCGGCGCGATGGCGACCAGCACCGCTATTCGGTCGCCGACCGTGATGCTTACACCGGTGTGTGCGCGTACTGGGTGGACAAAGGCAAGGCGCGGCGGCAGTCGGTGCTAGTGGGCACGGACGACAATGCGAAGCGCCTACGCGAGTCGTATGCCGATGAGGAAACGGCACGCCAGCATGCGCATGCAGAACTGGAGCGGGTGAAACGCGGCTTGGCGAAGTTTGAAATTAATCTTGCGATAGGCCGACCGGACCTATTTCCAGGACTGCAGGTTCAACTAAATGGCTTCAAGCCCGGAATCGACTCGATGAAATGGCTAACGGTTAAAGCGACTCATAGCATAGAGGGTCGCGGACTGACTACCGCGCTACTCCTTGAATGCGAAAGCGTTAAATGAGGTCGTCGGCCATTGACCGACGACCGTGACTATGAACAACTTACAAGCCCATTCGCCTTTTTATTTCGCGAGCGAGCGAATTGAATTCATGTGCAGCCTCTAGGACTTGATCATTGTACCCCGAATTAACTTCACCCCGAAGCTTTCCAATAGCCAATCCTAACTGTTGAGCCTGGGGAGCTAAGCTGTGAAAGTTTTTGATTGCCGCCAGCTTATTATTTGGTGAAAAAGGAACAAAACTAGCATGTATCTTACCGAGCACGTCTACTACTCTATCCTTAACTCTTGGAGCGATTTTTCGCTCCCAATAGTCATGCGGCTTGGTTGAGGATCTCCCCGAAAATACTTTGTAAGCAGATGTGACATAGCCCAAATATATTGGCGTGCCGGATAAGAGTCTTCTTTTCGCACTTTCAGAAGCCAGCCCCCTGATGGTTGCCCAGTCTCTTATCCAGCGATCCACGGCCCTCCCGACTGTACTCAACGCACGAAGGGAAAACAGGTCAGCAGCAACAGGCGTTACGAACGCATCCGAGCCAAGTAGAATTGTTCTGTTCAAAGGGCCTACGTTTGGGCCGATGTCGAAGATGATGAGGTCAATCTCATACTTGGACGCCATCGCTTCTGCCATGTCATGCACTGCACAGGTAACGTCGTAATCACGCTCCTTCCTTGCGAAAGAACCAGTCCACGAAGCTGGAAGCTCTTCTTCATAATCTGCTAGCAGCACATCGCCCGGACATAGCCAGAGCTTGTCCTCAACTATCTCGTAAAGGTCAATATCTTTAACACCACCCTTACCATCCACGACGGGCTTGATTGCAGACCAAATAGTACCCCCCTCTTCGGTTCCAGATTCACCGAGCAATCCATCTAATACTTTTTCGTTCAAATAGTACGAAGTCAAGTTACATTGTGGATCAGCATCAACTAGTAGAACTTTTACCCCCAATTCCGTCAGTGCATCTGCCACATTCACTGTTAGCGTCGTCTTTCCCACGCCGCCTTTGTGATTGAAGAAAGTTAACTTTTTCACGACACCCCCTTGCATGAAGAAATTCCATTTATCATGAGCACCCTCAATCCCAACACGTTGAGACCTTGGATCCATCTGCTGCGTTTTGTGTGACAGCTTCACATTACTACTCTTCACTGCATTTCCTTTTGGAAATTCACGGATGATTAGTCAAACCACCCAGTGATCATACATAGGCGAATAGCATCAGGGCTCGTTAGAGCTACTTACAGCCCTGGTCAAAGTCATCGTCATGACTGATGTGTTCGCTCTCGATCGTTACAGCCCTCACTAAATTCAACCTCTAACTTTGCCGAGCACTGCCGATAACGCATTCCTTTGCGAGGACCAGCTGTCCTATCTGGACGTTGATCACGATTTCTTTTTTTTGCGGCTGCCCATGTTGATCTGCATGTATCTCTGGTCGATCGCGCCTGTCGTATTAAGAATTTGAGATACGTGGCTGTCGTCGTTGAACGTCACCACCGGCGCAACGCTTTCAGTAGAACCGCCTGCCGATCCAAGATCGGACAGCATCGCAGTGCGCACCTCATGCGATGCAGCGCGGAACGCGGCCACCAACGCAGCCTCGGACGGATCCAATTCCGTCCGCTGTTCTAGCAGCACATACATGATGTCTACGCCACGAGCATGCGCGGCCAGTAGGTAGGCTCCACCCGGCATGTTCTGGTCCTTCTCAAAGTAAAGCTGTGCCCACTTCGAGATGCCGCATGCGTCGGCCATCTCCTGCTGCGTAAGGCGCAGGCGCTTCCGTTCTTCCTTCAGGCGTTTCCCTACAGTCACTCAGGTTTTTCCTCACATTGACAAAGTTGGTGTTAACACCAACAATTTCCAAAACCGAAGGCGACCGTCACCGATGCCCCGCAAAGTGCAAGCTCAGCAGCAATTCCATCCTCGAACCACAGCACAGGCGCGGGAATGGCTGGTGTCCAACGGCGTCACGGTCTCTGGATTCGCCCGGCAACTTGGGGTGAATCGCACTGTTGTCGACGATCTGCTCCGAGGCCGCTCGCAAGGCAAGTACGGCGATGCGCACACAGCTGCAATTGCACTCGGTCTCAAAGCACCACCGAATTATGCCGCAAAAGTCCAAACTTCCAAGCGCTCAAGGGGGTGAGCATGTTCGGCCGAAAAAAAATCGTTTTCCGCTGCGAGGCGTGTAGCGCGAGGCTCATCAAACGCACCAGCGTCCTCGCACATAAATTCCTTCGGCATGACTCCTACGTATGCGAGAACCCGATGTGCGGTGCGACGTACACAGGCCATTCGGAGCTGACCGGTATTGCCAGCCCCAGCGGCGTGCCCACCGCTCACAGCGAGCTTCCACCAACACCGGCGTATCAGCGCGCCCAAGCGCTGCAGGCCTACCGCGAATCGCTAGGCGACCGCCAGCTGGATTTGCTTCCCGTCGGCGGCGAGCAGTTCTTCCCTCACCTCTGAGGCATCCCTAATGCGAAAGACCATTGATTGGGCGGCATTGCCGCCCACGGCGAAGCTTTGCCTGGAAGTTGCGCTCATCCACGGCGGCTTGGTGAAGACCGAGCACGGCTACATCGGCCGCACTGCAGCGCCGGAGACAAATCAGCGCTTCGGCGCAGTTCTAGTTGCGGCGCTCATGCGCGAAGGCCTTGCCACCTCTGACGCCTTCGATGAGCGCCTTGTCGCGCTGACCGAAGCCGCGGCGGCTTTGTTCCATCTCCAAAGGGTAAGCACCGAGGTCGGTTCGTGAGACACGCCAATAGCTGGTTCACCGCACAAGAGCCGCGATTCGTTGATGCGGCCAGCAATGTCCCGCAGCGCATAGCGCCGCACGCCAAGCACGAAGAAGCACGACTGCTCGCTGCCGCCGTTGACGCACACTGCCGTTCGGGCGGCGCTTACGTCGTGATTGACGACGCACCCTGTCCGCACGCGCCTCGGCGCGAGCTCGGCGTCTAAGGAAGTTCGATGCAAGAGGATCTGCGGCAACAGGTGCTATCCCGGCTGGAACGGGATTACGGACTCAAGCACCGTAGTGGTACTGAGTACATGCGCGGCGGCAAGTGCCCGTCGTGCGGCAAGAAAGAGCTTTACACCAACCATCTCAAGCCTTGGGTGGTGAAGTGCGGCCGCCAATCCAAGTGCGGGCGCGAGCTGCACGTCAAGGATCTGTACGACGACCTGTTCGACGACTGGTCCAAGCGCTTCCAGCCAACGGCAGCGGCTCCCAACGCTGCGGCCGATGCGTACCTGCAGTTCTCGCGTGGCTTTGACCTGGCGCCGCTGAAAGGCCTCTACACCCAGGACAGCCACTACGATCGCAAGATCAGCGCGGGCACCGCGACTGTGCGCTTTGCGCTGGTTAAGGGCGGCTGGTGGGAGCGCCTGATTGATCGTCCGCATCGCTTCGGCAAGCAGAAGGCGCGCTTTGCGCCAGGCCAGAGCTATGCAGGGGTGTGGTGGGCGGCGCCTGCATCGCTGACAGCCATGCAGACCGCGCGCGAGGTGTGGATCGTCGAGGGCATCTTCGATGCGATCGCGCTCCTGCAGCACGGCGTGTGTGCAGTGTCGGCCATGTCCTCCAACGCATTTCCGGAAGAATCGCTGCGCGAGCTGGCGAAGGCACGCATGGCCGATCTTCCGACGCTCGTGTGGGCGCTGGACAACGAGCCAGGCGCCCGTGCCTACACGCACAAGCACATCAAGCGCGCAGCGGCGCTGGGCTTCGACTCGCGGGCCGCCCAAATCGTGCAGCGCGACGGCAAGAAGACCGACTGGAACGACCTGCATCTGCGCGCGATCGCGTCCGACGATTCAAAGCAATGGGATAACGACCTCAAGGAGGCCCGCTACCAGGGCGACCTGCTTGTGGCCCGCACGGCGGTGGACAAAGGCCTGTTGATGTTCGAGCACGACGGCCGCAACGACTTCTGGCTGGAATATCGCTCCCGCTTGTACTGGTTCGATTTCGACACGCAGCGCTTCGACAAGCTGCGCAAGGAGAAGCTGGGCGACCTCGATGCCGACGACGGCGACGAGGTCGCGGCCGAGGATCTGAGGAAGATCAAGCGCGCCGCCTGTTCGGTGCAGAAGATCGCCAACTGCTATCCGGAGGCGCTGTACTTCCAGCGGCAGGAGGTCACGGACGAGAGCTGGTACTACTTCCGCGTCGATTTCCCGCACGACGAGCCCAGCGTAAAGGGCACCTTTACCGGTGGCCATGTCTCCAGCGCGTCCGAATTCAAAAAGCGCCTGATCTCTCTGGCGGCCGGCGCGATGTTCACCGGGACCGGCCACCAGTTGGACCGCCTGATCGAGGAGCAGACCGAAGCCATCAAGAAGGTCGACGCCATCGACTTCGTGGGCTACAGCAAGGAACACCGCGCCTATCTGCTCGGCGATATGGCCGTGCGCGATGGTGAGCTGGTGACGGCCAACGAAGAGGACTACTTCGAGTTCGACAAGCTGCGCTTGAAGACCACGCAGAAGTCCATCCGGTTGGAGATTCAGCGCGACGCCGAGGCATTCCGTGTGGACTGGCTGCCGTGGCTGTGGCAGTGCTTCGGCACGCACGGCATGGTCGCCATGACGTTCTGGTTTGGCTCGTTGTTCGCCGAGCAGATCCGCGCCGGGCACAAGAGCTTTCCGTTTCTTGAAGCCACCGGTGAGGCAGGCGCCGGCAAGACCACGCTGCTGACGTTCCTGTGGAAGCTGCTGGGCCGCTCGGACTACGAGGGCTTCGACCCGGCCAAGTCGTCGAAGGCTGGCCGTGCGCGCGCCATGGGCCAGGTGTCCGGCATGCCCGTCGTCCTGCTGGAGGCCGACCGCAGTGAGCCTGATAAAGCGCACTCCAAGACGTTCGAGTGGGATGAGCTGAAAGACTTCTTCGGCGGCGGCACCCTGGCGACCCGTGGCGTGCGCAACGGCGGCAACGAGACCTACGAGCCGCCGTTTCGCGGAACGATCGTGATCACCCAGAACGCCGCGGTGGACGCCAGCGAGGCGATCCTCACGCGCATCGTGAAGCTGCACTTCAAACGGCCGCAGGTCACCACCGAAAGCCGCATCGCGGCCGACAACCTCAACGCGCTGCAGGTCGAAGAAGTCAGCCATTTCCTTGTGCGTGCTATCCGCCAGGAGCGAGCCATTCTGGATCTGTTCGCCGAACGGGTGAAGGTGTTCGAGGCCAAGCTACGCGCGCAGCAGGACCTGCGCCTGGAACGCGTCATCAAGAACCACGCGCAGATGCTGGCACTGTTCGACTGCCTGCGCCTGGTCATCACCATCCCTGACGACATGGTCGAGCAGACGCGTCTCGCGCTGTTGGAAATGGCGCTGGAACGGCAGAAGGCGATCAGCGCGGACCACGCGATGGTCAACGAGTTCTGGGAGGTCTACGAATACCTCGAGGCCACCGGCCATGGAAAAGCCGTCGTCAACCACAGCCGCGATGCGCAGCGCATTGCGATCAACCTCAATCACTTCGCTGCGCGGGCCGCTCAGTTCAGTCAGGCCGTGCCCGATCTAAAGGTGCTACGTGCGCTGCTCGGCGACTCGCGCCGGCACAAGTTCATCGGCGCGAACGTAGCCGTCAACAGCGCCGTCCTCAAGGACGACCTGACCGGGGTCGGTACCACCGTGAAGTGCTGGGTGTTCGCCAAATGAGCACGCTTCCTCATGTTGGAAATTTCAGGAAATTTTCGTTGACATCTGCCCAGGAGCGGAGCAACTATTACCGCGTCGCCGCACAATCGGCGACCGGGTTTGACAGCCTGAATCAACGGCGCACCAGCGCCCATCGACCGATGCACGGCGCTTTTTTTTCGCTCGCTGTGCAGTCGCGGGCGTTTGCCAGCCAGTTCTATGGCGGGCGGTGTGCGGAGGCCTTCGGGCCTGCCGGTTCCGTTGACCGGTCTGTCAACCGCGCACCGTCCGCCACCTCGTTTGACAGCGTCGTGGCGGACTCCAACTACAACGGAGCCTGCACCATGACCTACGACGCTCAAGAAGCGCCGGCCAATGCCGCGCGTCAGATCGCCCATTACTTCGGCCTGATCGCCGACGCCCTCGATTGGAACCACACCGCCTGGCTCGCCCTGCAGGCGAAGCTGCAGGCCATGGGCAAGGCGCCCGAAGCACTGACGCTGGCCGATGTCGAGGCCGCCATTTCCAGCATCAATGCCGACCTGGCCGAGGTGCGCCAGTGAGCCGGCGCGACAAGCACAAGGCGCTGCGCGTCGCTCCCGGCGTCTACCTGCTCGTGCAGATCCGTGCGACCGATGTGCTGGCCGAACTGTACGCCGACAGCCTGCATGACCGCGCCCCGGTCATGTTTGCCTGCAGCGCCATCGAAGACCTGACCGAGTTGTTCCAGGTTGATGACGGAACCGGTCTGGTCATTGGCTCGTTGCACGTAGTGATGCCGGAAGCCGAGGCCGCCGCGCTGCAGGATTGGATCCTCGCCCGTATGCCTCTGCGGGAGGTTGCGTGATGGATCACATCGACCCGCCCCAGTTCAAGGCCGGCGAGGCCGACTACACGATCAGCGAGGCCCAGCACGACAGTCTCTGGCGCGCGTACTACGCCGTGACGCTGCTTGCCGCACTGAACAACGACCTGGTCAGTCAGACAGGCATAACGGCCGACAGCACGGCTGCTGTGGCGGACTACGTGCGCGAGACGCTGCTCGAAGTCGTTCTTCACGCCCAACGCGTCCACCCCGGGGAGGAGGAAACCTCGACCGCCCCCAACGATTTGCTTTAACCGCTCAGCGGGTCCGGCGGGCGGTGCTGCAACACCGCCCCAAGGCCCTCCACCAACGCAACTCAGGAGAGTCGATATGCAACAGCACACTGGAACACGTCCAGCCACGGCAGCACGTCAGCTGGCTTTAGGCACCGGCCCCGGCGCGGAGGCTACCACGCCAGTCTTCGTCGCCTACAATCGCGGCACAGGCGATTGTTCGGCGACCATCACCATGCACGTCACGCATGGTGCGGTTGTGGTCACTGCCACCCTGGACATGGGACCACTTCGCCAGGAGCGTCAGTCCTGGGAGCGGCGTCGCGGCACAGGCACTGGCTGGAAACTCATTGACGGCCCCCGCCTGTGGGCAACGGCGGAAGACCGGATAAGCACAGAGTTGGCCGAGTTCATGGACGGCCTGGACTTCCCCTTCGACCTGGCCAACATGCTGCCGCGCCGACCGACTGCCGCTGCCGCCGCTGCTGTGACCCAGGCCGCACAGGAGGTGGCGCATGGTTGAGTTGCTCTCTTTGGCGATGATCCTGGCGCCGGCCGCCGGCGGCGCGCTGGTCTACAAGCTGTGGGCCTCGCGCCGTCCACGCCTCACGCAGACCGGCCTGGCTGTTGGACAGGTGCCGCAGCGCCTGCGTCGCCGCCCCCGCATGGCTGTGCGGCGGGAGGCTGCTCATGGCTGACTCCGTCATCCTTCTCGGCCCGCAGGGTAGCTGCAAATCGCTCAATGCCGAGGCGCTGTGTCAGCAACTCGGCCTGCAGGAGGTCATCGAACTGGACGATATGTTGTTCACGTTCCGGGCTGATCGGGTGGAGTCTTTCGGGCAGCTGATCCTGACCTGCGAAGAACAGCAGGCGCAGACATGGTCGGTCCGCTGGGGCTTGCGCCTCATGCGTGTCGAAGAAGCACGCGCCCAGCTCGGCACTGCATGGAGGTCGCAGCCATGAACTTGGAGCGCACGATCGAAATTGCCCGCGCTGCCGCGCGTATGGGAGGGCCTGGCCCGTTGTCCACAGGCGAGGCGCTGACTGCCGCTCTGGTGCTGAATCGTGCCGATTGGCTGGCCGAGATGGACTACACCATCGCCGAGGCACTGGACCGGATCGACGCCGACACCGTGCAACATCTTCGCGACGCCGAGCGCGTGCTGCGCCAGGAGGTACTGTGA